ATCGTGTGACTTACCCATTAGGTAATCTCCAATATACTCATCATTACATCACAAGAGGAGGCAGCACTTGATGTCACTTTAATCTTATCGTTTGTTTGTAAAACGACTTTTTGATCACCTCCTACGACAACAAGACTGCCTCCACTAGGTACTGTAGCTTGTTTAACCAAGAATGTATCGTTAGATCCATCGTTGTGTGCTACATCAACTGTTATAGCTGCAGTAGTTCTGTTAGCACAAGACAAACCGATAACGGTTGTAGCTGTGCTTGCACCTACTGTGTAGCTTCCTACTATGGTGGCTGATGTGCCTATGCTACGTGAAGTCTTTCTAAGAAATGTATTTGCCATATTGCTATCCCAAAGCTATCGCTAGTGCAACGGCTGAACCTGCTGCATCAAAAGCTGTGGATGCCGCTACACGTGCATCTGCTCTAGCGTTTGTGAAGTATAAATTAGTAGACCCTTCAGATAGATCATCTGTGTCGTGATTACCAAAAGATATAATTGATGCTAAGTCGTGGTCTGTAGATCCTGGATCAAGGTGAGCAGCAGCACCAGCAGGTAGTGTCATAAAGACAAACTTAGTACCTGCTGAAAAGCTTGTTGCTGATCCACTGTTTGAACTAGATAGTACTGTTGTTCGTGTTAAAGTATTAGTACCACTGTATGTTCCTAGTCCTACTTCCCACTCATCTGTGCCATTAGCTGTATGCACAATGGCGTAGTAAGTCGTGTCGTTTGTAGATAAGACTGATGCGAATGTGTCAAAGGTAGCACTGGCCCCACCAAGAGTTAAGTTTGATACTCCTGTAGTGGTAGTGGTTTCACGTACACGATCTCTTAGTTTTAGTGCCATTGTGTTACCTTTACGTTATACGTATAACTGCGTTGGATGCATCTGCTGTAGGAAAGATAACAGTAAAGTCACCTGCTGTTGAGGCTACGTTTGAGCCAAACGAGAATACAGCTATAGCTTTGTTACTGGCTGAACTGTTGTACAGTATAGCACCAGCAGCAGTGATTGTTAAGTTGGTGAATACTTCATCTGCAAAGTCTACAAGTGCCGTATCCCCTGATAATGAAATAACAGGCGAATCCAATCCCTGTCCTCCTGCACTATAGTTTGTTCCTGTAGCTTCATCTGAACTACCTGTTAACTGAGAGTAGTTAGTTGTAGCTTTATTAAAGTTGCCTGTAGGCGATGGTTTAATCAACGCTATCTTTAGCGTGTGTGTGTCTAAGTCGTGAACACCCCCAAGTAGCTCTTGCTTGAAGCTGTTGCACATTGCTGTAGTAATAGTACCCATGAGAATGTCCTTTTGTTAAATGCACGAAGAGGCCAGCAAAAGCCAGCCTCTAAGTTTATCTTGATTAGGCAGCGTTGTAACGTGCTGTGACCAATGCTTGTGGGCGTAAAATCTTACGTCCGTAAAGGTGCATACCACGTACGATGTCTGCAAATGAATCAGGATCTCTGTAGTTCTCAACTTTAGAGACTTGCTCTGCAGTTGCTACAGCTTCTTCTTGACCTGCTAGGATGATACCGAAGTTGTCATCTTGTGCAGTTACACCAGAAGTTCCTGGTCCAGTACCGTCTGTAGGTAGGTTGTTTGAAACATAGACTTTAAAGCCATGAATGTTTCCTGCAACCAATCCATTTTGTAGACCGCCTCCACCGAAGTCTGAATTTAAAAGACGTGAGTCTTCATCTTTCAACATTTCCATGAAGATTGGATCAACAACCAAGTATCGTCCACGAGAGTCCACAGTTCCTGTGTCTAACTGACGTGCCATTCTTGCAATAAGTTGCAAGGGTGAAGCTGAGTTGGTAGCTTTGGTTGCAGCACCTGGTAGTCTAGGCACTAGTGGAATAGAGTCACCAGTTGTAGAACCTGAAGCTGAAGTTGTGATGTTGTTCATGTCAGACATGTCTAACTGGTTCACCTTCAAAAATTCACCGTTGATCTCACCTGCTGTTGGGTGCTGTGCAGTACCTGATGCAGTAGTTGAATACTGCCCTTTTGTACTACCAGATGCTATTGTTCCTGTCATGTAGTTTAGAATGTCAGCATCTATTGAGTCAGCCATCTTATATGCTGCTCTGTCTGCAGCTAAAGATACGAAGTCAACATGTGAGAACTGCTCTTCAATGTCATCCATTTTAAAAGCAAAGTAATTAGCTTTGTCGATGGTTAACTGAAAATCAGTGTCAGCTAGTTTCTCTACAGTTATACCTGTGTGACGCTGTAATGCGTTTACAGTTACATCTGGTTCTTTTTGGATGCGTACAACATCCCCTTGATTTGCAATGTCACCAAAGTATGAATTGTTGGTGATAGCGCTTACAACAGACGCTTTGCGTAATGCAATTTGTGCCTGTTTTGAGTACATAATGGGGCTAAAGTTATTTGTAAAACCCCCACCTGCGGTTCCTATAGCCATAGTTAAATCTCCTTATATAGATATGGCGTTGAATTAACACTACATACCCACGATGAAGAGGCTCTTTGTTTTAGGGTGGTCAGCTATGTTTTGAGAATGCGCTTTCTCTAGACGCTGGGCCTATACTTAGAGGTAGTTCTTTTGTGTGGCTAGTGCTTGATTAAAGCATACACACTAATGTTGTGTATATGCTATAGTTTTATCTATGATACTTAAAATGTCAACTACTTTCTTGACAT